ATAGGTGTACACAATGTTGCTACGCTAAAAGAAATGTCTGAACTTCATTTGTATGACTTTGGTATATTTTTAGATTTAGCTCCAGACGAAGAACAAAAAGCTTTATTAGAAAATAACATACAACAAGCGTTAGCTCAGAAAACTATAGATATAGAAGACGCTATAGATCTTAGAGATATATCTAATATTAAAGTAGCTAATCAACTGCTAAAACTTAGAAGAAATAAAAAACAACAACAAGATCAACAAGCGCAACAGCAGAATATACAAGCTCAAGCTCAAGCTAATGTTCAACAGCAGCAAGCTGCCGCTCAACTAGAAATTCAAAAACAACAAGCTTTAAAGCAGGCTGAGGCTCAATTATTGCAAATGCAGTCTCAATTAGATGCTGGTAAAATGCAAGCTGAAACACAAATGAAAGCACAATTAGCTGCTCAGAAGTTTCAGTACGACATGCAACTAAAATCTTTAGAGTCTAGCGTGCTAAAAGATAGAGAAAAAACCAAAGAAGACAGAAAAGACGAAAGAACTAAAATACAAGCCACTCAACAGTCAGAAATGATTGATCAAAGAAAATCAGGTAAACCACCTAAAAACTTTGAGCAAACGAGTAATGATATACTTGAAGGTGGATTTGATTTAGGACCTATTGATCTTAACAGATAACACTAACTTATATTTTATATTATGGAAGAAAATGAAAACATTGATCTTAACAGATAACACTAACTTATATTTTATATTATGGAAGAAAATGAAAACGTAGTTGAAGAAACTACACAAGAACAAACTGTAGACACAGTTGATGAAAGTAAGTTTGAAAGCGCTGGCGATGACAGTGTAATCAAAATAGATTTAGACAAACCAATTGAAGATGAAAAACCAGAAGAAACAACAGAAGCTGCAGATGGCCCAGCTGACGACACAGGAGTGGTTGGAAGCGATGAAAGTGCCGACGCCACACCGGAACAAGAAGAAGTACAGCCGGAAGCCGAAGCACAAGACACAGTACTAGAAGAAGTAACTGAAGAAGAGGTAAAAGAAGAAGTTGAGCAGGTTACAGAAGAAGTAGAAGAAGCTATAGCTGAAGCTAAAGAGACTGGAAAACCATTACCAGAAAACGTTCAAAAGTTAGTTGACTTTATGAACGATACGGGTGGTGATATAGAAGACTATGTCAAGTTAAACAAAGATTATTCAAGTCTAGACAACTTAAGTCTTTTAAAAGAATACTATAAGCAAACTAAACCTCATCTAGACTTAGAAGAAATAAACTTCATGATGGAAGATCAATTTGCATTTGATGAAGAACTAGACGAGGAAAGAGATATAAAAAGAAAGAAATTAGCTTTGAAGGAGCAAGTTGCTCAAGCAAAGAACCACTTGGAAAGTGTAAAATCCAAATACTATGAAGACATCAAGTATGGCTCTAAGTTGACACAAGATCAGCAAAAAGCCGTTGATTTCTTTAATAGATATAACAAGGAGTCGGAAGACAACAGGAAAGTAGCTGAAAAACAGCAAAGAACGTTTTTAAACAAGACTAGTCAATTATTCAACAAAGACTTCAAAGGTTTTGAATACAATGTTGGAGATAAAAAGTACAGGTTTAATGTTAAGAACGCTGACGCTGTTAAAGATACTCAAAGCGATATTAATAACTTCATAGGAAAGTTTCTTAATGAAAGTAATGAAATACAAGATGCTAAGGGTTATCACAAAGGTTTATTCACAGCTATGAACGCTGACGCTGTAGCGCAGCACTTTTATGAGCAAGGTAAAGCAGACGCTTTAAAACAAAGTGTAGCTAAATCTAAAAACGTTAACATGAACCCACGTCAACAATTCGGCGGAGTTCCTAATAACAGCGGTATGAAAGTTAAAGTGCTAGGTGATAATTCTTCTGATTTTAAGTTTAAAATTAAAAACAGAAAATAATTTATTAACCCATTTAAAACTATAAAAAAATGGCAATTACTCCAGGTACTAATTTGAATAGCGTGCCTGCTTCGTTGAAGCAAACGTTATCTACAAATTACTTAGACCTTTCTTCTGCGGATAACGCAGGTTGGGGTCAACAATACGTTCCAGATTTAATGGAAAAAGAGGCTGAGGTTTTCGGCCCAAGAACAATTTCAGGTTTTTTAGCACAGGTAAGTGCTGAAGAAGCTATGACGGCTGATCAAGTTGTATGGTCTGAACAAGGACGTCTACACTTATCTTACAAAGCTCACGCTTTTGCTGAGAACAAAGTTAGATTAACATTTGATATTGATGAAGCGGCAGGTGCTACTTCTGGTATACTAGCTGTACACGGTGTTAGATTAAATGACACTGTACTTGTATCAAACGCTAACGGGGTGTTTAAGTGTTTAGTTACTTCTATAGATAACGACGACGAGTTAACACTAGCTGCTTACGATGGTGTCGCTTTTGATGCTTTAGCTGGCGAAAAAGCAACTACTGTATTAGTTTACGGTTCTGAGTACGCTAAAGGTGTTGGTTACAACGCTGCTGGTGCTGCTGCTAACGTAGAGTCTAGAGGCGCTAACGAGCCAGACTTTAAAACTTTTACTAACAAGCCTATTATCATGAAAGACTTTTACGAAGTATCTGGATCAGATTCTTCTCGTATTGGTTGGGTAGAGGTTTCTACTGAAGGTGGACAAGGCGGATACTTATGGTATCTAAAAGCTGAGTCTGATACAAGAGCTCGTTTTACTGATTATGTAGAAATGTCTATGTTAGAATCTGTAAGAGGTTCTGGTAGTAACGGTGTTGATACATTCTTAGGTCAAGCTGGCAACGATACTGCTGTAGGTACTCAAGGTTTATTTGATGCTATCGAAGACAGAGGTAACGTAACTTCAGGTATTACTGGTGTTAACGCTGCTACTGACTTAGCTGAATTTGATGCTATCTTAGCTGAATTCGACAAGCAAGGTGCTATTGAAGAAAACATGATGTTTGTAAATAGAGCTACGTCTCTAGCTATGGACGATATGTTAGCTTCTATGAATTCTTACGGTGCAGGTGGTACATCTTACGGTGTATTCAACAACTCTGAAGATATGGCATTGAACTTAGGCTTCTCTGGTTTCCGTAGAGGATCTTACGACTTCTATAAGTCTGACTTCCGTTACTTAAACGATTTGTCTACACGTGGTGGTATTAACGCCGCTGCTGGTTCTAACGCTATTCGCGGAGTCATTATTCCTGCTGGTTCTTCATCTGTTTATGATCAAACTGTTGGTGCTTCTATCAAGCGTCCGTTCTTACACGTACGTTACAGAGCTTCTCAAACTGATGATCGTAGAATGAAGACTTGGACTACTGGTTCAGTTGGAGCTGCTACATCTTCTCTAGATGCAATGAATTTACATTTCTTAACTGAAAGATGTTTGATCACTCAAGGTGCGAACAACTTTATGTTAATGAAGTAAATCACTTTAAGCTACCCTGCCTTCGGGTGGGGTAGTTTTTTTTATTAATTTTTATTATATTATATCATGGCAAAAAAAGAAACAAAAAAGGTTGATGTAGCTCCTGAAGTAAAAGCTACAAACGAAATGGCTGAGGTTAAAGTAAAAGCTAAACCTGAGCCTAAAAAACCAACTTGGGAAATAAAAGATAGGGTTTACAACTTAAAAAGTAACAAAAAGCCATTGTCTAGAATGATCAAGTCTGCGGGCATATATTATTTTGATGAAGAAAAAGGTTACGAAAGAGAGTTGAAGTATTGTCAAAATCAAAGAACACCTTTCGTTGATGAAATGACCGGTGATCAAAGACTAGAGCATATTGTTTTTAGAAACGGTAGCCTTTACGTTGAGAAGTCAAAAACTACTTTGCAAAAGCTTTTATCTTTATATCACCCAGACAAAGACAAGCTATACGATGAGTATGAGCCTGTAAAAGAAGCTGCTAGTGAAATAGAAATACTAGAAATGGAAGCAGACGCAATATTAATGGCTAGACAAATAGATATTGATATGGCTGAAGCTATAATGAGAGTAGAGAAAGGATCAGAGGTATCTAACATGAGTTCTAAGGAGCTTAAAAGAGACTTGCTATTATTTGCTCGAAACAATCCTGCTTTGTTCTTAGAGTTAGCGGCTGATGATAACGTACAGCTCAGAAACTTTGGTATTAAAGCTGTAGAAGAAGGTATTATTAAACTATCTGCCGATCAACGTAATTTTATATGGGGATCTAACGACAGAAAAATAATGACTGTACCATTTGATGAACACCCATACACCGCTCTTGCACATTGGTTTAAAACTGATGAAGGTATGGAGATATATTCAAATATTGAAAAGCGTTTAAACGCGTAACCATATATAGTAGAGCAGCCACTCTTCTATAGGGTGGTTGCTTAACTATAAAATAAAACATAATGGCGGGACAACTTGCAAATATAAACACAGTATA